GTGGCCGCAGGGCCCAAAACGCGGGATAGCCTAACGACCACTTAGAGGCGATACTCAAGTATTCTTAGATAACCTGTTGATTCTAAAGCTGATGCTAGCACCGCGGTTTGGGTCGCATCGGGGGCTAGACAAGGCAAAAGACAAGTTGGAGGATGAGCTATGACTGATTTTCAGGAAGGTGACAGGGTCGAAGCGGGCGAGTCGGGGCTGGAGAACCATGACACCGGCACGATCCTATTCATCGCGTACGGCATCGCTACCGTGGAATGGGACAACGGCGTGCAGACTGTCATTCCGCTGGGCAGCCTGCGCCACGCCGAGTAGGTTGGTGGTAGAGTGAGTCCATGAAAAAGCCAGAGGTGACCCAGCATGTCGTCAACGTTGGGGTGAACGCCCTGGCGCGCGAATGCGGCGTGTCGCCGACAACTGTCAGTAATAAGCTGCGGGCCGGTAAGACGCCGGACCAGATCCGCCAGGAGGCCGCACGGCGCGGTGGCAGCAGGCCGCGCACCGCTCCAGGCAGGCCTGCGAAGACGCCGGGGGAGTACGACCTGCTCATGAAGGGGCGCGAACAAACCAGCGCCATGGATGACGCCAAACTTCGCCGAGCCCGCGCCCTGGCGGAGCGCAGCGAGATCGAGAACGCACTGCGGCGCGGCGAACTGATTCCCGTGGCCTATGTCCGCACCTGGGCGTCCCGATTCCTGACCGATGGCCGCGACGAGATCATGAAAGCGCCGGGCGAGTTAGCCGACATCCTGGCCGCCGAGAACGATCCGTTGAAAGTGTCGGCGATCCTGCGCACGTGGCTGGAGCGGGTGATGGCAAAGTTCCAACAGCTGGAACAACTCTGGGGTGGCGGCGCGGCGGATGAGAAGGTGGCGTGATGCCATGGCAGAGATATTGTTGGACATCGAGACACCGTGCGAGCATTGTCTCGTATGTGGCAAGCCTCTAATGTTTCACTGGCGCGGTCGGCCATGCCTTCAGCCCTCGTTCAGTGAACCGGATGAACCGGAGGTGGCGTGATACATCCTCCGCCCTCGTTCACTGAAACGCTGCTAGCAGCCAAAGCTCTGATCGAAGTGCAGGCTGGTGTGATTCTCGGCATCGCCATGCCGGAGTACACGAAGCGCTGGGGCTACACTAGCGACGACTACGAGCAGGACAAGAAGGTGCCGAAAGACCAGCCGACCATCTTCAGCACCCGGCTGCAGGAAGCGCACGACTACGCGATGGGGCTCTCCAACCCCGCGTACGTGAACTGGGTGCGCGTCGATTGGATCTGGGTATGAGCACCACTCCCACCTTGATGCCCGGCTTCGACTGGCCGCCGCCGATCCTGGGCGAGCTGCGCGAGATCTTCCGGCTCCGCGCACGGGTGCCGCTCTCGGAGTGGAGCGAAGCGAATATCCTGCTGTCGCCGGAGTATTCTAATTCGACCGGCCCGTTGATGCTGTTCGGCTGGCAGCGCGCCATCTTCGATGCCGTCACCGACCCGTCCGTCGAGACGGTGGTGATCATGTCGTCGACACAGGTGGTAAAGTCGCTGGCGATCATGGCGGCCATCGCTTACTGGATCGTGGAAGATCCTGGTCCGATCCTGCTGGTCGAGCCGAAGAAGGACGCGGCCCGCGATTTCAGCAAGCGGCGTCTGATGCCGCTGACGCGCGACTGCTCGATCCTGAAGGGCCGCATCAGCGAGAGCGTGCATGACGGCCACAACACGATCCAGTCGAAGGATTTTCCCGGCGGCAACCTGCTGATCGTTTCGGCGCACACGCCGGTGGATCTGGCGCAGCATACTATCCGCTATCTGGTCTGCGATGAGATCGACAAGTACGACGAGGACGTCGGCGGCAGCGTCGAGCGCCAGGGCGAAGGCGATCCCATCGATCTGGCGTGGGAGCGTGCCATGACGTTCGGCAGCAGGCGTAAGCGCGTGCTCGCGTGTTCGCCAACGATTGCCGGTCAGTCACGCATCGGCAAGGCCTGGGCGCTGTCCGACCAACGTCGGCCCTGGGTGCCGTGTCCGCACTGCGGCGCGATGCAGGTGCTGCGCTTCCGCGACAAGGACGGCTACCACGTGAAGTGGGACAGCTCGGTCGCGCGCGAGCTGCAGCCAGCCACGGCACGCTACCACTGCATCCACTGCGACCGGCCATGGACCGAGCAGGAGCGGTGGACGGCGGCCAACCATCACGTGGAGTGGAGGCCGGACAGGCCGGGCGGCAAAGTCGCCGGATTCTGGGTGAACCACCTCTACGTGCCGCCGACCTGGAAGACGGCCTCTTCCATCACCAGCCAGTTCCTGAATGCCAAGAATGACCGGCAGAGTTTGAAGACTTTCATCAACACGGTGCTGGCCGAGGAGTGGGTCGAGGAAGGAGTCGCCCCGGAGAAGGAGCTGCTCTACGCGCGCCGCGAAGGGTATCCGTTCGGCGACACGGCGGTGGTGCCGCAGGGCGGCCTGTTCTTGACCGCCGCGTGCGACGTCCAGGAGAATCCGCCGCGTCTCGAAGTCGAGATCAAGGCCTGGGGCCGGGGCCGCGAAAACTGGTCGATAGGTTACTGGATTCTGCAGGCGTTCAGCGACAACGGCCAGGAGCTGCCGGTTAGCGCCCATGAGCTGTGGGATGCGCTCGACGAGCTGCTCTACAGGGACTGGCCTCACGAGTCCGGCCACACGCTGGCGATCCTCGCGATCTGCATCGACACCGGCATGCTACCCAAGCCGGTATACGAATTTGCGCGCAGGCCTGGGCACCATCAACTCCACTACGGGCCACAGGGCATCAAGGTCATCGCGCCGCGCACGGTGGTGCCGGTGAAGGGCACTGCCGACATGCTGCGCGTCATCAGCGGCATCTCGAAGGAGGACGCCGCGCGCAAGCGCCAGGGCGTTCGCATCGTTAGTATCGGGACTAATTGCGTGAAGGCGGAACTCTTCGACCTGCTCCGCCACGCGCTGCCGACTCCCGACGAGAGCCCGTCTCCCGGCTGCTATCACTTCCCGCTGTACGACATGGTGTACTTCGAAGGCTTGACGTCCGAGGTGAAGATCGTGAAGCCCGGCGGCGACGTGATCTACGAGAAGCGCGGTCCACGCAACGAGCCGGTGGATCTCGCGGTCTACAATCGCGGCGCGGCAGCTATCGTGGGCATCGACCGCATGAGCGAAGAGCACTGGCGGCGTTTCGAGAAAGCCGTCGAACCTCTCGGCGGACCACCGGCACCGGCGGCACCGGCGGCACCGGCAGCACCAGCAGCGCCGAGACCGGCACCGCCGCCGGTTACGGTCCAGCCACCGACTCCTTACCGACCGTCACGCGGCGGCTACCGGCCTGGGCGCGGTGGATTCTCAAGGTGGTGAATTTATGACGGCGTTTCAGAAACATGCGCTCTCGAATCCCCTGGCCACGGCGGAAGGATCGGCGAATTGCACTTTTCGCCACCTCGTCTTCCCCTGGTCAATCATTCTCAGCGTCAATAAGTGACTTACCGTGAACTCTGGGCGGCCCGTGTGGCACGCCTCCGTAGCACGGCTGGGACGGTCAGGCGATCCAATTCACTCAGGACGATGGGGGGAAGGTACGCTGCGGCAGGCGCGGCGGATCGCGTTCGATACCCTCAACGGCGTTGGCGACGGCGAGTCGGTAGAGATGCTGCGTCCGACGTGTCTGCATGTCCGGCGTTCGTTGTCGCTGGCAGAGATCGCCACGCTCAGTCCCGAGTGGCTGGCGATCCCAGCGCGGGATGAATTCTCGGAAGACGGCGTGATAGAAACCAGATTGTAGGTGGTACAATCCCGGCAGATGCCGAGTAAGGCCAACCTCGCGATTTACCAGGGTGATGATTACGCCGCTGTTGTACAGGTGTTCGACGGCAACGGATCGCCGCTCGATCTTACCGACTACCAAGCCCATGCCCATATCCGCGTAGGTCCAGCTAATCTCTATCCTGAGGTGGTTGTCGAGGTCATCGCCGCGATTCAGGATAGCCGCATCGACTTATCCATCCCCGCCACTCAGACCATCGGCCTTTCAGGCCAGTACATGTGGGATCTCCAATTGGTCGCGCCGGATGGAATGATCACCACGATTCTGGCGGGCAACGCGATAGTGACGCCCGACGTCACGAGGGAGGCAACGCAAAAGCAATGAGCGAGAAATTCACCGCCAAGCTTTCTCCTGGCGTGCCGATCCCTGGACCGCCGGGACCACCTGGACCGCAAGGCGAGCAGGGCGTCCCTGGTGCAACCGGCCCACGAGGGTTAACCGGCCCACAAGGCGTTCCCGGCCCAACCGGCCCGCAGGGCGATAGAGGCAATACCGGCGCAACCGGCGCAACCGGCCCGCAGGGTGAGGTCGGCCCGCAGGGTCCGTCTGCGCCTTTCGCGGCGATCCTCACCTTTGCATCTGATACGACATCGACAGCGCCGAGCGATCCCGGCGCGGGCAAGCTGCGGTGGAATGCCGCTACCGCCGAGCAGGTAACGGCTTTGTATATCGACCGGCTCACGGCGGATAACGGGAACGACGTGATCGCGCTATGGCAGATGGTGAATCCGTCGCGGCTCTTCATCCAGCAAGCGGATTTGTCTACGAACCAGCAGGAGTGGATCGTGACCGTTCCGGCTGCTGTAAGGGGCGGGGATTGGCTGGAGGTTGGTGTCACTCTGGCTGCAGCGAAAGGCACCGGCTCCGATCTCTTCAAACCCGTCATCACGACGCGATTACTCGTCTTTTTGATCCAAGGTTAAAAGGAGACTTATGACTCCCGGCACGCAACCGGCAAATCCGCTTCTCAATCAATACAACACGCTGATGGCAGCCATCGGCCTGGGCGCGAAGGTGGTGCGCTTCCAGGACCGCACCGTCGAGTACCAGTCGACCGACGAGATGATCAAGGCGGCGAACTACCTCTACCTGCAACTAGCCTCGCAAGGGCTCATTCCCGGCGTCACCGGCGTCAACCGGCAGATCCGCTGCTACACCAACAAAGGCTTATGACGTCGGCCAGTGTCATACCGGGTCGCGGCAAAGCAGTCATCACGCCACGCTCGGCGCTGCTCTCGACCCTCCGAACGTGGTTTCTGTACCGCGATGAAGCGCTGTGGGCCTTCGTCGGTGGCACCGAGGCCGACCGACCGCTCGAAGACATTGTGATCGGCGCGGAGACGGTGGCGCGCATCGCCGAAGCCAACGACGCCGGGAAGCGGGCCTGGGCGATTGCCGAGAAGATCGCGCGCGAGAACGAGCAGAAGGCGTCCACCGTCATGCGCGACGCTCTCAACGAACTACTGGCGAACGAAGCTCCGAGCTTCCTGTTAACCGTATCTCATTTGCCTGGTTCGTTTTAGTTAGTAAGTGTGCTACTTTGACGCATACCCATTCCAGCCGAGATAGTAGATACTACCCACAGAGGACTCCCATGGTTTCAACGACCCCTATCAGTGACGACAACGACCGAATCCGCGAGAGAGCGCACCGGATTTGGCTGGAACGTATGGCCAATGGAACGCCGGGGACGCCGGAATTGGACTGGGCAAAAGCCGAGGCAGAGGTAAAGGCCGAAGGTTAGTGTGCGTCTTATTGGCGCATAAGTCGTGGTGTTTGGACTTACACTGTTCAGTGATATCATCGTCAAAACGCCATGGCTTCGGCGCATACTCTCGACCGGCTCCATCACGCACCATCCGCGACGACTCCTGGCATTCTCCAACGGCGCGCTAACGGTGTGGGCGTTTACCCGCCGCAGTACAGCGGCTACACCGGCAACGGCTCGCCTTATGACAGTACGCAGTCGGGCCGACGCCTGGGCGGCTGGAACCCGACGCGACTGGGCCCGACCACATCGCTCTGGTCAACGCGCGACCTCATGCTGGCGCGCTGCCACGATGAGGTGCGCAACAACCCGCTTGCCACGAGCGCGGTCGACAATTTCGAATCGCAGATCGTTGGCAATGGGATCAAGCCCAAGTGGCACCTGAAGGACGAGGATCTCAAAAACACCATCGAGCGCGAGTTTAAGTTGTCGGCGCTTTCGAAGAACGTCGACTACAACGGCATGTGCGACTACTACGGGCTCCAGGCCCTGGCGGCGCGCGAGATCTTCGAAGGGGGCGAGGTGTTCGCGCGCAGGCACATCCGACCGGTCGGCTGGTCGCCGAATCCCAACACCAAGACGCCGATGCGCGTGCCCATGCAGGTGCAGTTGTTGGAAGCGGAGCAGTGCCCCATCTGGTTGAATATCACGGCTACGCCCGGTGCCACGGTCGCCAAGCCGGGAAGCGTGATCCGCACCGGCAAAGAGTTCGACAAGGACGGGCGGCTGGCGGCATTCCATCTGTACCAGGAACATCCCGGTGAAACGATGTTCTTCACCTCGACGGCGCTGCAATTCATCCGCGTCACAAGCGACAACATGCTGCACTGCTACAAGCCGTTTCGCGCCGGTCTGCTGCGCGGGCAGCCGCATCTGTCGAGCGTTCTGGTGTTGCTGCACGAGCTGGCCAAGTATTCCGATGCGACCGTGGTAGCGAAGGAAATCCAGGCCATGTTCACGGCGTTCATCACTAAGATCACGCCGGAAGGCGACGTGGTGCCGACCGATCTGGCTGGTCCGCAGAGTGGGCCGCCGTGGGGCGCATACGTGCCGCCGGAAGTCCGCTGGGCCGAGGTGGAACCGGGGTCGATGAACATTCTGTTCCCTGGTGAAGACGTGAGGTTCCCGGCGCTGCCGCAGAACAACGACCTGCAGAGCTTCATGAGCGTGATGCTGCATCAGTTCGCGGCGGCCATCGGTGCCACCTACGAACAGATCACCGGCGACCTGCGCGGTGTGAATCTGTCGTCGATCCGCGCCGGAGTGCAGGACGCGCACCGCAAGTGCGAGCAGTTCATCTTCAACGTCCTGGTGACGCAGTTCTGCCAGCCGACGCTGCGCTGGTGGCTCGATGAGGCCGTGCTGACAGGCCGCCTGAAACTGCCGGGCTACGCGCAGGAGCCGGAGCAATACCTCGACGTAACGTGGACGCCGTCGGGCTGGCCCTGGATCAATCCCAAAGACGACGTCGAGGCCAAGCAGATGTCGGTGCGCTGCGGGTTCACATCGCGCGAAGCAGTGTGCGCCGAAGCGGGCGAGGACGCCAGCCAGATCGATCAGCAGCAGGTGCGCGACAACACGCGCGCCGACGCTGCCGGTCTCGTCTACGATTCCGATCCGCGCAAGATCCTGGTGGGCAAGGAAGCCAACCCGATGGTGACCGAGGAAGGCCCGCCCGAGGGCCAGGAAGAAGAGCAGCAGGCCGCTGGTGCGCCGTCGATGCCGCCGAAGCCCGGCGCACCGTCCAAGCCCAAGCCGCCGGTGCCGATACAAAAGGGGGCTAAATGAAAGCTGGCTTGATTCACGTCGCAAGCATGCTCTTCAACGAGCCGCTCGCGATCATCCCCGAAAAGCTGGAAGCCATCCTCCGCGCCATCGGTCCCAGGCTGGCTGTCGATGAGGCGGCGCTCGAAGAGCTGCTGCGGGCGGACGTGCTGCGGACGCGGCATCAGATGTCCGAAATGTGCAACGTGGTCTATGGCAATCCGGTCATCACCACGACCGGCGTGAATCTCTACCCCACCATAGGCGGCACGGCGACCATCAACGGTGGCGTCACCGTGCTGCAGATGCCCGACCAGAACGGCGACAGCGACAACGACAGCAAGCCATACCGGCTGACGCCCGAGGGAGTCGCGGTGATTCCGATTCGCGGGACGTTGATGAAGAGGTTTAACTTTTTGTCGGCGGCCTCCGGCTGCAGCACCTATGCGTCCCTGAAGCA